CCTTTAAAAGTGTAATCCTCGGAGATTGTTTTTACCTCAGCCGTAATATTTACTAAATTATCTGCAAAAATAAAATCTTTATCGCCTATGTATAAATCCATTTTTCCGTTGAAATCATTGGTTATCTGTCCGTTAAAAAATAAATTATATTGATTGCCATTGTTTAATTGTGTGAGTAATGTTTGATTGTTATTCATAATTAAAATAGTGTTTGTTGGTTTTTATTATATGATTTTTTTTGTCTTATTCTAATGTGTGTGCCTTTTGGAAATCCACTTTTATCAGCATAACGTATAAATTCAGGAAAATTATCTACCAAATATTTACACTCAATTTTTTTTTGTGACATACGTTTTTCAATACTTCCATAACCTCCTTTTGAGTATCGTTTACAATCGGGCAGCACCCAATTATTAATGACTATTCCACCGAATTTTTTTAAATTCATTGCTGTAAAACAATAATCCTCAATGCAGTTTACGTTAGTATTTTGTCGTAAATCTGTTTTTTTTACCAACCAGCACCTGCCATCAGCAAGACTCCAATATCCAAATTTTTTATCTCTCCAAACTGAATTGGATGTCAAACTGAAACCACAAAGGGCAAAACCCTTTTGTTCAGCGTGTTCAATTGTTTCCTGACATATTTTTAAAAATTGTTTTGGGTTGCATTGTGCTTTAAAATCTTCATTATATATTTTTTGATTTTCATAGCATACATCTATTTTATCAGTATTTTGATCATAATACGAACCTAACATTGTCATATTAATTAAATCATCAACCATAAACAAAGCCCATTCACCATCGTTTAACATATCAAGGGCAAAGTTTCTATTATTACTTAAACCCTTTGGCTGGTTTGTTGCAATAATATCACCATAAATATTTCCAGCATTTATAAATTTTTGCCTTTGTTGGTTTGTATGACATAAAACTGTGTGTTTGATTCCATTAAAATATCTACTTGTAGTGATAGTATCAAACCTATCGTATGTAAAAATTATTATTTTCATAGCCTTAAATATCCGTTTCTTTTAATTTTAATATCTTTTAATTGTTCGCTTGGTTGTTTGCATTTAAACATATTTTCACGATAATATAAAACAAAGCTTATTCGAAATATATCATTAAAGCCTTTTCGAAGATTCATTTCTGTGTTTCCATGCCATTGGTGAACATCAACAAAAAGAGCATCAGTTGATTGTACATCTACTGCAATTTTATATTGTGGCAATACAAAAAAACCTCCATCATATGATCCATCATTATAAACAATCAAATTACCAAATCCATCTTTATAATCGCCTGCATCTTTGTGAACTGCGGTTTGGAAGTTTTGATTTACTGTTACGGTGGTAAATGATGTATTTGAGATTACAAAATTTGGGTTTGTACTGTCGGCTATTGTTTTTTGTTTTAAATAATGTTTTGGACAAAGTTTCGAGTACAAGTAATCGATATGTTCTACAAACGGTATTCCAGATTGAAATTCATCAAAGTACTCACGTCCAAATGATGTTAAACGACAATAATCAAGGTTTCCAGGTCGAGCATCCATATAACCGACATTTCCACTTGTAACCTCAGGAGAAATGTCAAACTTACCGCTTGTGTCATACCCACCTGCAGCAACACCCCTACCAACGTTTTTAACAATTGATTTTTTAAATGAATTGTAACCAAGTTCTAAAATATTTTTTGGTATTACATTTTTTCTAAATCTTAATAATGGATTGCCATAATTATCAATTACATCACAATCGTAATCAATTAAAATATCAAAATTTTCATTTGTTAAAAATTTAGTTTTTAATTTTTCTGCCTTTTGGTCGGTCAATTGTTTACCCCTTTTCAATAGTTTTATACTCATTTTCAAATATTTTTAAAATTAAATCATTAATATTACCATTTTTGTAATCTTCACCCCAATATTTTTTTATTAATAATTTTGACATTTTTTTGAAGTATTTTAATTCCTTTTGACTGTAATGCAGTGTAGTTGTTACAATTTGTATGTCTTGAAGTTCGGATTCGTTTTTTTCAAATTGATCTGTAAAATTAAATAATTCGCCCTGCTCGTGCATTAGTTATTTTGTTTTAAATTGTTGTAATAAAGTTCTTTTTCCGTTTCACTTAAATCATCAAAGCTGTAAGTTGGAATACTGCCATACTGCATTTCATCCTTATAGTAAGCTTCTTGTTTCGAATTAAGGGAGACATAATCTCCCTTTTTATGTTTGAATTCATAGTAGTATAAATACTTTCTTACGGTTACAATATTTAACCCAGTGATGTGTTTTATTTCATTATCACTGTAACCCCTTGATTTTAAAGATAGTATATTATAGTACCTTTCAAGGTTTAGTTTAAAATGGTAGGTCATCACCATCTTCAAAACTTTCAGTTGGGGTTTCTGCTTTTGCTTCGGGCTGCCATTTATCAATGCTTATTGCAACATCTTTATTAAACTGATCTATTTCATCCTTGATGTTTATGTTAATTCTGATAAACTTATGTCCCTTAAACTCTTCAATGTGGTCTTTAATTTTATTGATGTTTATTGTAGCTTTCAACCAAGTTTCACTTTGTTTTTTACCACTACCACAGTATACTTTTTTATCCATTTTTAT